TTGCCACTTATTTAGAAAATCGTACAACGATTTCCACTCCGTGTTAGGATCAATACCAACAGCTACACCATTAAAAATTTTGTTTTGGCAAACGTGCCTGATGAAATCGCCAAAGTACATCTTGTAGACAATCAACAATATCATGTCACATGCCATGAATTGACGAGTTTTACCCATCTCGACCTTTTCAATTGGCCTCTTCTCGTCTTTGAGATAATCGACAAACACATGTTGCGTTCGAATGCCATTCTTTGCTTTCGTGATGCAGTTGTCCACCATCTCCCTAAGCTCTAAACATTCTTTTGTATCAAATTGTATTTTTCCATCTGTACCTAGCCAATACTGCTTTCCCTTCATCTTTGAGTCCAAATTAAAGGGATAACCGGGACTAGTGGATCTGGATACAGCATCCACATATTGGACACCATCAATTCCGGCTACTGCCTCCTCAAATTGAAAAACCCGTGGTTTCCAAGGCTCAGGCAAATGCCTTGTTAAAATCATTTGTTTAACAACAGGTTTCATCTCAGCAACAACATCTGCAGGAATGTATACCTCTTTGTGGATATACTTTTCTGCTGCCTTTTCAGCTGGATCTATCTTAACACCTTCATTGTTTACAAATGTCTTCAACATGGCTGGAGCCATAGTGACTGGCCACAACTTGCCGTAAAACGGACTAGGTTGTAGTTTGGATTTATTGGGCATGCGTGGTTGTCTAGATTTGCTCAACGCATTGAAGCCAGTCATTTCAACATTAAAATCGCACTCAATTTCTTCTTCAAGCAATGGACAATCCTCTTCCAAAGCTTCAAAAGCTTCGATAATATCTTCTCTGTGAATCGATACTCCTAAACAAGCTTTGGATAAGAAAACACTATTGCCTGATCCTGCAACATGAAAACCAAGAATACTCGGTCTACCAAACCTAGGATCACAAGAAATTAAAGGTGTTCCGCAATCACCAACACTAGTCGGCGCACTATAAGTGAGCTGCCGCGAGCAATAAGTCCTAACTTCGTCAACATAGTCGATTGAATCCCCAATCTTAACTACAGTGTTCATAGTTTGAAGCAACTCATTGCGCAATACTGGCATAATACACTCATAATTGTACCCATCAATAAACTTGTTTTTAAGAGGAAAGCATTCAACAATATTTGCATGCTCCCTACAAGTGCCTTTAGGTAATTTTATATAAACCCAATCTTCATTGTTCGACGGTTCAACTGATAAGCAATCATCCGACCAATCGAACTCAAAACAATGGTTTTTGGTCAGAGGGTTGCAGAAAGTCAACATAAGAGTTTCGTCTTCTGGCATTTTAGCCATCATCTCGTCAAATGTAACGACATAATGATAAGGCATAATAAATGTGGTACCACTTAAGAAAAGTGCGAAACCTCTGTGTTTACCATCGTCATTCAACGTTAAAGAATACAGATTGCGACGAAGCAATTTAACCATAAAGTCATGATTGGGAAAAGAAACTGGATTTGAAGTTGCTTGCAAATAGTAATCAGGATGCAAACCAGCCTTAACTTGTTCCCTTGTGAGAACTCTACTCCTAGCTTCTTTCACACTCTTACCAGATCTAGATCTATTATTGTTGCGTTTGATTGCACCTCTAGCTCTAGCCTTTCTAGCAGATTGCCTTGCATCTCTTACTTCCTTCTTAGATTTGTCATAATTCTGTTGGATTTTACTAGCATCCCATAAATGCAGCACTAGCCCGGCCATAACAGCTCCTGCACCACATATAACTGCATTGTTGGATAGAAACCGAAAGAAGGTTTTGGTAGATTCACTTGCTACTATCTTAAAATGAGAGAATTTCTCATCAACCAATTTACATGTATGATTGATAGCTTCCTTCAATCTTGACTCAGATGCTTCTTCCACCTGATCAAATTGCTCTTTGACCTTATCACTCAAATCAGTATCCATTTGGGGGACATACTTTCCCTTAATGAATCTATGGAATTTAAGCATATTATCGCCTTTGTTGTGAAGCTCAACGTACCTTTTGGAACAGTAATTAATGAACTCATCAAAATTCCAAGTTTTGGCTGCATCCTTGATGCACCCTTTACTAAAATCCCACTCTATAAATTCAATTGCATCACATACTGCAAATGTTTCTGGATCCTCAGGATCAAAGGGATACACTTGTCTCAATTTATCCATGTCCAGTCGCCTTACGTTGGGAGATTCAGCGAAAGGATCCTTGCAGAATTCCAATTTTGGAACCTGTATAACCGCAACGTCAAATCTACGAATAACTGCCTCATTAGACACAATGGAATCAAAGTGCAACTTAAACCTGTTTGTTGTCCCGTAAATCAAATTTGGGACAGCATAGTGCTTACTCTTATCAACTATGGATGAAAAGTGCAAATGAGCAGGTGCTGTATTTTTAAGGCGTATCCACTCAAAGGCGTCTGGATTGGGTGACCCAGATGTATCTCTTCTTTGACCGAAATCGTCATAAACAATGATTTTCTGCTTGTTTTTGTAACCATCCCAAAACTCATTCTCGTTGGCTCTGTAGAAAATAAGCTCATTGTGGTTTTCCATAAAGGTCTCCAAATCATTGCCTTTTAAAACCTTTGCCATCAATGCTAGCAGAACAGGCATAGTAAAAGTTGATTTGCCTACACCGGACGGTCCACAAATCATGATAGTCAAGGGTTCAGTACGTGGGCCGTTATTTGGATTGATGTTTGTATCACAATAGGACAAAATAGGTCTCAGGCAAGACAATAAATAACTGCAACTGTCTCTAACCTTCATCTCTTGTGTCGATCTCATTATAAGTTCAACCTCCTCACGCAGTACATAAGCACATTGAGCAAAATCGTAGTCACTAATGATACCGTTTGACATTTCCTTTCTCAACTTATACAAAGTTGCATAACATTTGTCAATAGGATCTGTGCTGTTCAAAAATAAAGGCAAATCAGTTCCCAATGCATTGTTGATAGCAAGAACAATAGTCCTAAAGATGTCAATACAAACTTCTGTCATACTGGAAATATCTTTCTTAGTAGATGATATCTTTCCAAACATAGAGACGAGCCTAAGATAATCTCCCTCATACATGTACCTAAGAAATAAATCTTTGTATAAGTATAAAGATGAAATAGTGTTAAGCATCTGGGGTCTCATAGCATCCAAACCCAAAATCAATCTTACATAATAAAGAAGGGTAGAATCTGCGAATTCAGATATGCACAAGACAATCATCCTCACAAAATCAAAAACAATGTTCTTAGCATAACCTACAGAATTGAGTAGGGTTTGCATTTCTTCCTGAAAGGGAATTTTAACATTTATGTCAAGTCCCTCTCTTAACAAGCATTTGAGAGTCTCTAAAGATTCCTCAATGAATTCCTGCGAATCAGACGATATATCGACTTTCATTGAGGGAAACATCTCAGGTCTAAATGTTTTGTCCAGCCTCTTTTTCCTCATCTCCAAAGTTTTGGATTTCTGAGATAATTTCTCAGCTCGGGTCGCAGCCTTTGGAGTCGAATTTACACGCTTTTGTGTTGACGCGCGTGCAGATTCTATAGAATCCATGGCTTTCAAATACAACATTAAAAGATTATTTGGTCCCGGGTTGAGCTCAACTCCTACTAAATGATCATCATTACCAGCAGGATCTTGATCCATAGGGGATGGTGGAGGTTGAATATAATCGTATTGATCATTTATATACTCTTCAATATAGAGAGGGTTCGCAACAACCACAATGTCTGCAAACCACCTGGTGTGCTTATCACTAGTATTAGTTGAAACAGTGAATGAAGCTAATTCTGCAAATTTAGAATTATAATCATAAGGCTCAGCTTCACCTAATGCCTTCTTCATAGTCAGATAATCATCACATAACAACAATTGAGCTACTTCAGACTTTGGTACCAAGAATAGAGTTATACTTGGTTCATATCCATAAGTATTAACCAAATGAGATCCCCCAGCTACGAAAGCTTCAAGGGAAAAATACTCTAAATTATACCTCCTTATTTTGTCCTCGCCCTTAATATTAATATGAACATAAGCTACCTGTTGAAAATATTGTTCAAAAAGAGCTTCATTTAGCCAGATAGGTTCCGATCCCTTGCAAGGATTCAGAACATAATCTTCGGCACTGGTTTGAACAATAGCACCACTTAGAAAACTTTCTTCCTCTAAGTGAATGACGCTTTGATTAAATGGTCCAGGATTTGTTTCAACGCAAACTAAATAGTTACAAACCAACTTTCTTCTCTTAGAAACAACTTTAACTGCGTAATATGTACAGGTTTTAGGGAAACTTGAAATCCCAATATTACAAGAAATAATACATTTCACTGGTTCTGAGCCACGCGCAAAAAGTGTCGGCAAAGAAATATCATTACTAAGACAATTCCAAATGTGAGACGCAACAATCTTTCTAACATTCAATCTGCCAGTAAATTGAGCTCTAATACCATTAATATTTACAGTATCAACATTATATACATTTGGTTCGCTAAATAGATTGCTAGCCAAGTCATCGAATGGGTTATCATCAGAAAAAGTAAACATATCAGTACAAGTTTCAAAATCAAAACCAGGCATATGTTGAGTTATTTCTACATTATTATCACCATTATACATATTTACATCATAATTATACACATTAGCATTATTATACATATTTACAACTTTATCTTCCAAAATATAACTTTCACCTTCTGAACTTTCATAATACTCTTGTTCAAAAATGGTTTCAAACGACAAAGCGGACGGGGTACGGGGCATATTAACAGCCTCTGGGTTCCTTCCAGATACTTGTCCCAATTCAATGGGCGCGCCAATAACGTTGTTTTGGTTTCCAACAGAGCTAATTTCGTTTAAGTTTTCGTTGATCATATTCTTATATTCTGTTTGAAAAAGGGTTGCATACTTCGGTGTTTCGCTAACAAAAACACACACACAAAAGTAACCAAACATGATGCTACGTAGTTGAACCTAAAAAGGCCTACGAGAGAGTTTCCTCTATTGTCAAGCAGTCTAAGCGTGCAAGCGCTATCATAGTAGTCCAACATGGTTCGCCATGTTCACTTCCGGATAATTTGCTATTTTCGGAATACTATAATATCTACCGATTTATAACGCCGATAGATGGCGTATAGCTTGACTCAATCAAGTCAATTGCATTTGTGTGTGCGTATGTGTTAACATACGC